ATCCTTAAAAAGTAAAGCCTTAAATTCTTATCCCAATAAAATCTGTCAATAATATCTTCAAAGTATGTTTCAGGTTTATACGAGTTTTTCATATCCATGTAAGGAATGGAAAATTCTTTAAATTTATAGTAATTAATGAATTTCATTTTATTAATAGCTTTATTCTCATCTTTAAATTGCATTCCTCTACTTTTAAGAAGTTCAATCTGCTCTTCGTATGTTAAATGAGTACCGCAATATTCAATTTTCATTATTTTCTCCTTAAAAATGAAAACCCCTACGTAGGCCGGAACCTTGCATCATTTAAGATACTGTAGGGGTATTGATATAATTTATTATACCCTGGAAAGGTTTAATTGTCAATAATTTTTTATCGGCCGTATTTATTTCCTTAAAATTATTTTGTCAAGTTAGACAGCTTACTATATTCCATCCAAATTAATAGGAAGTTCTTCTGGGATATATGGTTTTGGTATATTAATGTCATTAAAGTCAATATTTATTTTTTATCTCCTAAAACAATAGTTTTGTAATTTTTTTTATTTTTTTACACAACTTTTTATAGATTTATTATCTCGAGATTTCTTATTTTTATAGATTTACTGTCTCGAGATTAGTATTCTTCAAATCCGTTATAGAATTCACATGAAATTATTTCAAAATTACCTTCGTCAACTACAGGATATTCATAGCAACATTCAGGGTATTCTCTGTATTTAATAGAAAATTCATTTCCGTCACTGTCTTCACCGCTTATCCAGTGTGTCACTTTTTGTCCCATAGAGTCGTCACGATAAATTGATGTATCAGCATCAGAGTCGTATCTCACTTCAGATAAATTTACTTCAAAAATTTCTTCAGTATCCAAATTTTTTAATGTTAAATTTTTAATAGACATTGTAATTGTTTCCTCCTTTCTTTTTATTTTGATTCACAGGCAATCCCGTCATTATCTCTGTCAAGATTTGGACTGTATCCTGGTTCTCCTCTTTTCATATCTGAATACCCTGCAGCTCTTGCATCCTTACAGCTTCTAAACTTAACAGCTGAACTTCCGGAAGTCTTTTTAACTTTTTTCTTTACTGCTCCTGTCATAGGGAGCGATAGAATAACCCATCCTAATAAAATTGCCAATAATACTTTTCTACTTTTCATAAACTTTTCCTCCTATATTTTAAATTTTTGTTGCATAACTTTTTATTTATAAATATTTTTTTAACTCATTCAGCGTGATATTTTTTTTAGCTTTGGGTAACTACAAAACGGCAAATTGAAATTAAAACAGTCATGTTGGAATCTACAATTAGATTTGGTGCCGAATTATCAAAAGGTAAAAATATAGGACTCATAACACCTTGTGCATATTTTAATCTACCAATATAATATCTATTAAAGTTATAGCTATAAACGAGTACTATTAGATTATTATTTTTAATATCAGTCATATCATATTGTAACAAGCTTGAATCTGTAAATCTGTCAAAAATAAAAACAGTTTTCACGTCAATAAAAGTTTTTTCAGAAGACATAAAATTGTAGGTATATCTTATTTTGTCATAGCCATCAATAAAATCAGTGATACCAAAACTAGAATCTGGGAATCCTGATTGTATTCGAGTTAAAGCTCCTGAATGATTCAAAGTATGAAGTGCACTGTTTTGGTTTTTGGTGTTCACTCCATATACTATACTTTCTACACTAGTACCCAGTATATTAGCCACAGCTCCTACTTTAGATATGCCAGGATCTATTTCATTCCAACGCCTGATAGAACCGTTTGATAATCCCGCACGAAATTCAACTTCTTTAATAGTTAAATTTTTTAAATTTGCTAAATACACTATATTGTCATATAAGTTCATGTTTCACCTCTTTTATTTAGAAAAAAATCTAATTTTAGAAAATATTATAATTTAATAATCTTTTTCTATTGACTTTTTATAAAAAAGTGGTATAATAATTTTATGAATATCTTGGCGGATTAATTCATAAAAATGTACCAGCTTTTTTATTATGGTTTGAGAATTTTTTATAATCGTTATATTATTTTGCATATTTTAGAAAATATGTACATTTTTAAATTCGAAAATATAAGCGTTTTTATTCTCAAACATATTATACCCTTAATTGGTACATTTGTCAATATTTTTAAAGGAGGTTTAGATATGGGAAATTTGGAATTTGAAATATCTGTAAAAACTGCTTTGCTAAAACGTAGGTTAAGAAATACTGATTTAGCCAATATGATAGGTGTGAGTGAGTCATATCTATCAGATATATTGAAAGGGAACAGAAAAGCAGAACACCACAGGAAAAAGATTTGTGAAGTTTTAGATTTAGACTATAAAGAAAGCGAGGAAATTTAAATGAAGGAGAGTGAGAGAATGGAAGAAATCGTGGGATTGATAAAAAAGAATTATTTAAAAAAAGATGAAGATATAGAAAATTTAACAATCTTAATAGATATTAAAAAAGAGAACGGTATAACTCGTGGTATTCTAATAACTTTACCTTCAAAGAATAACTCCTTCTTGGAGTTGATAAGAAAAGTTTAAAATTATTAGAGCCTTTAAAACAAGGGAATCTGAAGCTAATTTGGATAGTGTCGTAAGGCTCTATTCTAAGTGGTATTTTGGCAATAGTTTCAGGTGGAAGATAAGTAAATTTGTTCTCTTCCAACTTAATTTCAATTGGAGTAAAAGTAAAATTATTATCGTGAAAAACTTTAGTATGGTTTTTAATATAAACCTCGTCAATTGTAATTGGAAAAGATGATGAATTACTTATTTTTAGTGAAATGACAGCTGCTTTTTCAGAATCATATTCTTTAGATTCTAGGTCTTTCATATAAAAATAATAAGAGTGGGGTATTAATTTGAAGATTAATTTTGGGGTATAGAACTTATACACCAAATAATTAATAAATAAAGCTATGACACTAATGGTTAAACTTAAAACACTGATTAATGAATTTATGTCAATAGTATTTTTCATGATAATTCCTCCTGTTTTTTTAGAGATATTATATCATGGAAATACAAAAATTAAACAAAAAATAAAGAAAGTGAGGAAATTTAAATGTACGAAATTTCAAATGTAAATGGAATGAGTAGTTTAGAAATTGCAGAAATTGTGGGAAAGGAACACAATAAAATTTTGAGAGACATCAGAGATGAAGTTGAAAAGCTTGAAAAACAGGGCATTAGAGCCGAAGCCATTTTTGGACTGGGCGAATATTTGGACAAAAACAATCAGAAAAGACCTATGTACATCCTTACAAGGGAAGGAGTGCTACAGTTAGCAGCAAGATACAGTGCAGTAGTGAGATTCAGGCTGATTGAAAAAGTAACCGTTCCAGGAAATTCGGTATCAGTACCTCATCAATTGCTGGCACAGGCACAATACCTTGTCGATGTGGAGAACAGGCTGAGCACTGTTGAAGGTAGCATGGCGGGACTACAGAAAGGAATATCGAGGCTCGAACATAATGAGAGAAGGGCGGTAACAAGCAACCATTTAACGGTAATAGCCTACGCAAATATGAAAGGTATTAATCCTGGTTCATACAACTCCAGTTCTATAGGAAGAAAGGCAACTAAACTTTGCAGGGACAGAGGACTGTTGACAGGAACGGTTGTGGATAGTAAATATGGGCTTATTAACACATATCCCCTGGAAATTCTGGATGAAGTATTTTTCAGTTAAACGCGAAAGGACGGTGATTAAGGAATGGATAAGAAAGAAATAGTTAAAAAAATCAAGGAGTCGGAAAATGTGAAAGTGTATGACTGCGGAATTTATGCCGGTTTTGATGCAGAAATATTAAGAAAGTATACGGATGAAAAGACACCCGTAAAACTTCCTGATAATTATCTGCTGATTGTTCTGGAAAAAGATCTGTAAATCTTTTTAAACTCTTTAATATCTTCTCTGTGCCCATGCATGGCCAGCTGAAATTCGACATAACGGGTTAGACGTTCCTCATCGTCAGTATCAGGAAACTTTTTATCCCTCAGCATGTCATTGGCCAGGTCACTGCATATGTCATCGGATTTGATATATTTAGATGTCTTTAACCAGTCTAAAAATTTACTCATGCGGAAACACCTCCTTTCAGAAATATTATACCCTGAAAGGATAAAAATCGAAACGAAAGGATCTTGGAAATATGAAAAAAAATACTCTAACCGTAAAAGAATGTGCTGAATTTATTGAAAAGTCTCAACAGGCAGTGCGAATAGGACTGCAAAGAGGGGCCTTTAAATTCGGAACCGCAATTCAGACAATACCACCTACCCCCTCAAGACCAAGGGGCGGATGGGACTACCATATACCTCGCGTAGCAGTAGAACGCTATATGGGGATAAGCTACGAAAAATTTTTAAAGGAAAAGGAGAGTGATATAAATGGATTTTAAGAAAATAATGAGTTCTCAGACAATTCTGACTCGTAAACAAACAAAAGAAATTATAGAAAAAGGAGAGAAATAATGAATAAAAGAATAATATTCCAACTATTTGGCTTAGCACTATTTTTAGCAGTAGCAGTTTTAGCTGTAAATCTTGCAATGAAAAATGCGACACCGGCAAAAGGATTTAAAATAAAGATTAAAGAAGTAGTCTATGAAACTGACGGCTATATAATAGATGGTGAATACATTGTATTTACTGATGAATTCGGCAGAGAGGTAGAAGTTCATAAAAATTTTGTAAATGTTGAGGAGGTGAAATAATGGATAATCTGGATTGGCAGGACTGTATTGAGATGGCAATATATGTCATAAAAAGATGGGAACGGAAAAGAAATAAGAACAGAATATGGCCGAAAATTGAGATAACCCCTGATTACATCAATGTGTGGTTTCATAAAGGTAAGAATATGCCGCCTGAACTTTTCTGCATTGATAAAGATGTCAGTTATAAAGAAGCGGAAAATATATTTAAGAAAGTACATAAGTTTATGGACAAAAAAAGTGCCGACAATGGCAATGTCGACAATATATAAAAACAATCAACTAATTATATCATTAAGAAAGGAAAAATGCAAATGGTTGAATATATAAAAAAAGACGTAAGAAGTGCAATTAAAAGTGCAACATCCATATTCATTTATCAAAAAGAAGGGTACCCTGTTATTATTCTACACCCTGAAAAAGCACAAAATTGGACTAATTTTATAAAAGAAGGGATTAGAACGAAAGAATTTAATAAATTAATTCTTTATCATAAAAATGGTGGGAGAACAGAAATAGAGGTACGGGATCATTATGCAGTATAAAGATTTTATCAACTCAAAAAGTAAGACTTTTGAAAATACAGGGATTGACGTTAATAAAAATACCCTCAATTCTAATATGTTCGAATTCCAGAAAGACATAGTTCGATGGGCACTGAAGAAAGGAAGAGCCGCAATATTTGCCGAATGTGGGCTTGGAAAGACCTTAATGCAACTTGAATGGGCTAATCAGATACACAAAGCGACAGGTGGCAAAATATTGATATTAGCACCACTTGCAGTGGCACCTCAAACAAAGGAAGAAGGAGAAAAGTTCGGTATCCTCGTCAATATCTGTGAAAGTCAGGATGACGTTACAAATGGAATAAATATTACCAACTATGAGAAAATCGACAAGTTTATCGGAAGCAGTTTTGAAGCCGTAGTACTCGACGAAAGCAGTATCCTGAAGTCTTTTACGAGCTCTACACGAAACAAACTGATTGACAACTTCTCAAGAGTTCCGTTCAGGCTTGCCTGTACCGCAACCCCCGCCCCAAACGACTACATGGAGCTTGGAAACCACTCCGAATTTCTCGGAGTAATGACAAGGGCGGAAATGTTATCGATGTACTTCGTACATGACGGGGGAAATACAGCGAAATGGAGGCTCAAAGGACACGCAGAGGATGTATTCTGGAACTGGATGGCAAGCTGGGCGGTATTCATTGACAATCCGAAAAACCTCGATTATGAGGTTGAGGAGTATGATTTACCGAAACTCAATATAAGCGAAATAATTGTCGACGGGGATGAAGTAACAACTGAAACGCTTACACTTACCCAACGACGACAGGCAAGGAAAGAAAGCCTTGAATTAAGATGTAAAGCTGCCGCAGATTTAGTAAACAGCTCTGATGAACAATGGCTCGTATGGTGCGATTTGAATGATGAGAGTGCAATGCTTAAAAGCCTTATAAATAAAGCCGTGGAAATAAAAGGCTCTGACAAAGCCACACACAAAACAGGCTCAATGCTTAACTTCTCAGATAATCTGATAAAATGCCTGGTAACCAAACCGTCAATAGCAGGGTTCGGCATGAACTGGCAGCAGTGCCACAATATGATTTTTGTTGGGCTATCGGACAGCTACGAAAAATACTATCAAGCGGTCCGTAGGTGCTACAGGTTCGGACAGGAAAAGGAAGTGAACGTATATATTATAATCTCAGCAAAGGAAGGAGCCGTAAAGGCGAACATTGAAAGAAAGCAGGAAGATGCAAAGAAAATGCAGGATGCAATGATAAAACTGACTAAAAAAGTGACAAAAAAAGAATTACAGGTGACAACAAGGATAATGACGGAGTATGTTCCGAAAGTCAAAATGTTGCTGCCTAACTGGGAGGAGATGAGACAGATATGCTGATTTATGTGGCACATCCGTATGGCGGTAAGGAAGAGAATAAGAAAGCCGTTGAAGAGAAAATAAAAAAATTAGTGAAAAAGTATCCGAGACACACATTCATAAGTCCGATACACACATTCGGCTATATGTATAACTGGGTCAAGGACTATGAACAGGGTATGCAGATGTGCCTGAACTTATTGAAAAGGTGTGACAGACTTATACTCTGCGAGGGTTGGAATACTTCAAAAGGCTGCAACAGGGAATACGAGTTTGCAAGGAAAAGCAACATAAAGGCATTAAGTTATAAGGAGGCATTACTGAATTGGAAATTTTAAATCAGAAAATAGATGACAGGTACGCAATGTACAATGGGGACTGTGTGGAAGTGCTGAAAGGAATAACAGATAACAGCATACATTATTCGATATTTAGCCCTCCATTTGCGAGCCTGTATACATATAGTAATTCGGACAGGGACATGGGAAATTCGGCATCGGATAACGAATTTTATGAACATTTTAAATTCCTGATATCTGAATTATACAGAGTGACAATGCCTGGAAGGTTATTAAGTTTTCACTGCATGGATCTGCCTATGATGAAAAGCCGTGACGGGGTGATAGGGCTTAAAGACTTCCCAGGAGAACTTATAAGAATGTTCACTGATGCAGGATTTATTTACCATAGCAGAGTCATAATATGGAAAGATCCGTTAGTAGAAGCGACAAGGACAAAAGCTTTAGGACTATTACATAAGCAGATATGTAAAGACTCTTCAATGTGTCGTCAGGGACTTCCAGACTACCTTATAACAATGAGAAAGCCCGGAGAAAATCCTGAACTTATAGCACATCCTGAAGGATTTGGAAGCTACATTGGGGAGGATGAGCCTGAGGGGCAGAAAATCGAAAGACCCCAACCCGATAAGGAAAAATATGATAAGAAAGAAAAATACAACGAAGTACCCGTGTACAGTCATCAGGTATGGCGGAAATACGCAAGCCCAGTATGGATGGACATAAGGCAAAGTAATACTCTTAACGGGAAGTCAGCGAGAGAGGACCAGGACGAACGACATATATGCCCGTTACAGCTCGATGTGATAGCAAGAGGCATTAATTTATGGACAAATGAAAATGATATAGTACTCGATCCGTTCGCAGGTATAGGGAGCTCCAACTATGTAGCCTTAAAAATGGGCAGACGTACAATAGGGGTTGAGCTCAAGGAAAATTATTATAACCTGGCAATTGAGAATGTTGAAAAAGCGGATATGGATTATATTATCGAAGGAATAACGAATGAATTTTAGGAGGATGAATAAATGACTGAAAAACAGCTTGAAAATAAAATGAAAAAATATTTAAGCAGTAAAAATATTTATCATTTTAAAGTACACGGTAATGGATTTATGAAAAGCGGAATACCTGATTTGATATGTTGTATAAATGGTCAATTTGTAGCAATAGAAATAAAAAGACCTGATGGAAAAGGTAAAGTATCGAAACTCCAGGAAATAGAAATAGAGCGAATAAAAAAATCTGACGGGATAGCTGTTGTAATGAATAATTATGATGAATTTGTAAAATTTATAGGTGAAATTAAAAGTGGAGCAAGTAATGGAAATTGACAATAGCATGCTCTATGAATATCAGAAGAAAGTGCTTGAAAACAGTAAATTAAATTATCTCTACCCTCTCGATACAGGAACTGGAAAAACATTAATAGCCCTACATCATTATTATATGTATGCGAAAAATAAAATATTGCTGGTTGTAGCGCCAGCAGCTAAAATAAAAGAAAAAGGATGGGATAGGGAAATAGACAAATTTAAAAATTACTATGGGGTATCAGATATTAATTATCAGACTATCAGTTATCAGTCCCTGCATAAGATTAATTTATCAGATATCAGCAATACTTTTCTAATACTGGACGAATGCCACTATATCAAAAATTATAAAGCCAAAAGATCCAAGGAAATTTTAAAAATAACAAAAAAACTATTTGGATTTGTAGGGCTTTCTGCGACAATTGCGAGTAATGGATGGGTAGATACAATAAATTACTTTCTGATGTTCGCAATATATAAAAATGCAAGAGAATTCCTGAAAAAACACGCAATATATGAAATGATTGATTACGGGAAGGTTAAAGTTAATCAAATTATTGGGTGGAGAGACGAAAACATACTGAAATCAATATTTGATAAAATATCAGCCCCGATGCTTAAAAAAGAAGACTGTCTGGATTTACCCCCTATTGTTTTTACAGATATTTATTTAAAAAAATCGAAAGACTATGAAATTATAAAAAAAAACAGGGTACACAAAGATATTGTGTACGATAACATGGCAAAATTGATAGCAGGATTACGGTTAAACGGAAATCTGAAAGATAAAATAGAATATTTAAAAATGATACGCGAATCAAATGAAGAAAATATAATTATATTTTATAACTTTCATGCCGAATATGAACTGATAAAATCAGAATTTGAAAAAAGTAAAATAGATATTGATTATGAAGTGAGAGGCGGAATCAATAAACTTCCTGAATACAATGAATTCGAAAGAATACACAGAACTGTAACATTGGTACAGATTCAGGCGGGAGGAACAGGGATAGAACTCACATATGGAAATCTGATAGTATTATTCAGTCCCACATGGTCTTATCAGGATTACGAACAAGCATTGGGAAGGGCATATCGGAACGGACAAAATAAAAAGGTAACGGTATATAAATTTATTGTAGAAGATACTATTGACAGTGATGTATATAAAGCACTTGAGCATAAAAAAGATTTTACAGAAAAACTATTTTTAAAAAAACAGGAGGGAATGGAAATGGATAACACTGGAACAAAGAAAATAATAGAACCAGGCGAGAATGTAACAAAAAACAGACATAAATATGTCGGAGGTTCCGATTTACCAGCATTATTGAATGTAAGTAATTATAAAACACAGTATGAACTGGCAAAAGAAAAAGCTGGATTATGCCCGGTAGATTTTAAAGGTAATGAATATACAAGGTATGGGCAAATACTCGAACCTTTAATAAGGGATTATATAAACAGTACATATGGAACAAATTTTAAGGAAAATACAAATATAGATGAAGAAAATCACATAAGAAGTAATACAGATGGATTCGATCCTGAGCAAAAATTATTACTGGAAGTAAAGACAAACAATGGGGAAAAGGAAGATTTAACTGAATATATTGTGCAAATTCAGCTGTATCTGTACCAGTTTGAAATAGATAACTGTTATCTGGCACAATATAAGAGACCTGAAAACTTTTATAAGGGAATGGATTTTGACATTCAAAATTCTGAAGAATACTTTGATACGGAATTTGATCCCGAAAATCTCGATATATCCTTAATAGAAAAAGACGAAAATCTAATAAAATACATCTTAGATGAAATAAGATTATTCTGGACAAGGGTAAACTATCTAATAGAAAATCCGAACGCTTCTGAAGGAGAATACTATACATGTACTAAAATAGGGGTATATGATCAGAAGGCATATTTAAAAACAATGAGTAATATTGAAAAATTAAATATGAAATTAGAAAAAATGAAGGAAATAAAAGAAAAATTAGAACAGGAAAAAGAAATTTTATATGCGATTATGGATACGTTCAATTTTAAAAATATTACAACTGATAAATTTTCAATAGTTAAAATCCCGGCAACTGTAAACAAGACTTTCGATACTAAAAAATTTCAAAGCGAACATAAGGACTTATATGAACGATATCTTAAGGAAACAGAAAAAAAAGGACATATAAGAATTTCTGAAATAAAAAAAGAAAATACTATGAAAATGGCAGAAAAAGTAAGTGAGAAAAAAGTTATACAAAAACCTATAGAGAATAAAACGGAAAAAGAAACGGAAAAGAAAACTGCAAAAATTAATAAAAACAGTGACTGGGAGCCTTTGGAATTTGAAAGAAAAATGGATAAGTGGATAGCAGCAAAGAATAAAAAAATCAATAGCGTTACAAATGAACGTTATAGTGTATATCGGCCTGAAAAAAATACTATAAGGGTTGTACAGAATAAAAATTCTAAAAATTGTATAATAGATTTTGAATTTAATAAGGAAGATATGTCTGTAAAATTAGGAGATGACAGCAATTTCGATAAAACAATCCCTGTAAATTTTGAAGATTTCAATAGAATAATAAGAGCTATGCCTGTATGGGTAATGCTTGATAATATTCCCGATGAAAATACAGGAAATAAAGCTAATAACGAAAATAATGAGGAGAGTGAATAATAATGAACATATTACCTGTTAATGAGCCAAAAAAACCTGACCTGACACCAAAAAACTATTTAATATGGGGAGAATCAATGAGCGGGAAAACATATCTTGCAAGACAATTTCCCAACCCTATAATACTGAACACAGATGGGAACGGTCAAAAAATAGATACTCCAAGTATAGAAGTTAAAGATTACGAGCATTTTTTAAACATAATAGAGGCATTAAAAACAGAAAAACATACATATGAAACAGTAATAATAGATTTAGTTGATGACATTCAATCGATGGTGAGCAACTACGTATGTGAAAAATTTGGAATAGAACACGAGGCCGATGCTCCATTTGGAAGAGCGTTCGGAGAAGTAAAAACCAAGTGGAAGAAATTGATGATGGACTTAACAAAAATCAATATGAATGTGATATTCATAAGTCATTATATGGAAAAAACCGAAGGAAACAGCACAACATCTTATCCGAGTTTACCTGCAGCGTATCTGAATATGTGCATGGGAAGATGTGATATGACAATAAAATGTACAAAGATTGGTAACACATATATCAGACAGGTGACAGCAAGACGGGAAATATATACTGAAGATTTAATTCAGGATAAGATTATACTTGATATAATGAAAACAATAAAAGGAGTATTTGACACACCTAAAACATTACAAAAAAGTGAAAGTAAAGTCATATTACCTAAAATTCCTGTAAAAAACGCAGTGAAATCAGATGTTAAAATTGAAAATAATATCAGTGAAAACAATGTTGATGAAAACAGCAAAAAATCAAAACAGGAAGAAAAAATTCTTGTTAAAAAACCTGAAATAAAGAAAGTTATACCCGCAGGAATAAAGAAAGCGGCAATAAATAAAGACTTAATAAACAAAATAAAAAATAACAATTTGGGAGGAAATTAAAATGGCAGATTTACTAAAAGCAGCATCAGAAATATTTAATAAAGGATTCGATGTGGAAAATGATCCAGTGAGTGACTTTGAACCAATTAACGACGGGGTTTATTCAGGATATATAGAAGGATTTGAACATAAGGAATTTAGTACAGGAACCGAAGCATTACAATTTAAAATAAAAATATCAGATGAACCATATGAAGGAAGATTATATTTTGGAGCATTATTCCTATCTGAAAAAGTAATAAATACAAGTATAAAAAGACTTCTGAAATATGCCCACAGATTAAATATAGAGCTGGGACCGGAAGATTTTTCAGATACGGATTTATTAGTTGAAAAAATGCAGGAGGCGGTAGGTTATCAATGTACTCTCACATTAAAAACAACTGTAAATAAAAAAGGAGAATTCCAAAGTTTTGAATTAGAGTTTTAAAATGTAATTTTAAATGAACGGAATTAGGAGGAAACATGATAGCTTTTTACGACTTTGAAGTATTTAAACATGACTGGCTGGTAGTTTTTAAGACTACCAGTCATGTATATAAAATACATAATGACAGGGATAAACTGAAAAAAATATTAAAAAACTTTTCACTACTTATAGGTTTTAATAATCATAACTATGATGACTATATTTTAGCTGAACTATTAAGAGATAAGGTAGTAACGGAAGTATATGATTTATCGCAGAGTATAGTAATAGATAAAATAAAACCCAAAATAAGGCTGAATTTTCCGACTATTGATGTAATGCAGGAAATGAAACAGGGGGTGGGACTTAAGGAAATTGAAGCAAACTTAAAATTGAACATACACGAAACCCCCGTAAATTTCAACCTGAAACGAAAATTGTTTGATCATGAGATAGAAAAAACTTTTCAATATTGTGAAAATGACGTAAAGGTAACTGAAACTATATTTAATTTAAGAAGTGACTATTTTCAGTCTAAATTTGAAATAATTCAGGAATTCGGTCTTGATAGTATGTGTGTAAAAAATACCCGTGCGATACTGGCAAGTAAAGTTTTGAAATGTAGGAAAATAAATCTGCCGAACGACAGGCTGAATTTAACTTATGATGAAAGATTAGATTTAGATAAAATTCCTGAAACAATAAGAAATTTTTATATAAATATTGAAAAAAAATTCAATGCAGGTGGAAATTTCGAAGAACTTGAAAAAGAGCAACTTGAGTATAATTTAAATGGAGTCCCTCATTTTTTCGGTTTCGGAGGATTACATGGAGCAGTAGACAATTTGATTTATGAAGGAAACATGCTGTGTATAGATGTAGGTTCATATTACCCGAGCCTTATGATAAATAATAATTTCATAAGCAGGGCTTCCGAGAGTCCTGAACTATACAAAAATTTATATAAAAAAAGAATGGAATACAAAGCAAGGAAAGATGGAAGGCAACAGGTATATAAAATACTTCTTAACGCCACTTTTGGAGCAATGAAGAGCGGATACAATAAATTATTCGACCCTGTTCAGAGCAATAACATATGTGTAAACGGACAATTAATCTTGACGGATCTTATAATCAGAATATCAAGCTTATGTAAAATAATACAGAGCAATACTGACGGTCTTATAGTCGCATATGATGAAAAAAATCTTGAAAAAATACTTAAAATATGCAAAGAATGGGAAAATCAGTATAACCTGACTCTCGATTACGACTATGCGGTAAAGATAGCACAGCGAGATGTAAATAATTACTGTCTTAAATATAAAAATGGAAAAATAAAAACCAAGGGCCGTTTCGGTTATAATGAAGGCGGAAATTTTGAAAGGACATCATTAAGTATCATAGATATGGCATTAACCGAATACTATATGAACGACAGGGATATTGATTTATACTTAATCGAACAGTATAAAAATAATAATATTATTCCTTTCCAGTTAATAGCGAAGATGGGCGGAACATTCAGTAAAATAATGCATGAAATTTATGATGAAAAATCAGACAAGGATGGGAACTTGCAAGAACAGGGATATTCACATATGATTGAACTGCAAAAAATTAATAGAATTTTTGCAACAAATGATAAAAAATACGGTGCATTATATAAAATAAAAATCGAAGACGGAATTGAAAGATTCCATAAAATAGCAAACTGCCCGGAAAATGCCATCGTACACAATGAAGAAATGGAGACATTTGATAAATCCTTGATTAATCTGAATTATTATTCAGAATTAATCAAGTCGAATATGATAAAAAGAGAGGTCGGTTTGAATGACTTCAATACATGATAACATTAAAATGCAGCATGGTATTAAAATACCAAAAATATTTAAGTTCATAGAACTGGAAGCTGAAACAAAAAAACCGCTGCATTCATTCGATGAATTCGTAACTGATATTTCTAAAATACAAAATGCGGGAATAATAATACCTAAAAACATGATTGTTGTCGATTTTGACAGTAACAGAACGATAGCAGAAAAAATATTGAATAAGTATCCGACTTTTGCAGTGAAGACGAAAAGGGGATGCCATCTATATTATAAACTGCCGAAAGTACATAATATAAGATCAGGGAACAGTATAACAACGGCCGCAGGTATCCCAGTAGATTATAAAACGGGAGCCAGAAATAAAAATGCCCTTGCGGTTATAAAACAGAACGGCGTTATAAGGGAAATTTACGGGTATACGGACAAAATTAATGAATTACCTTACATGTTATACCCTTTGCCTCTTTCAAAGCAGAATCTGGTTAATTTTTCAGACGGAGATGGAAGAAATACAGGATTATTTAAGCACCTTTTAAATGTATTTGAGCAAATTAAAGGAATAAAGGAAGAAAATATCATACACATATGTGATTTTATAAACAGGAATGTATTTAAGGAATCTCTTGAAGAAAAAGAAATAAAAAATATAATGAAATCCGTATCTGAAAGAAGAGAAAGCAAGACATCATTATCCATCAGCTTAAATGATTGTTTCGGAGAAGACGGAAAAATAAATATATATCTTCTTTCAGACTATATAAATCATAAGCTGGATATAAAAATATATAACAAGATATTATATTACAAGCAAAATGATCACTATATTGCTTTTGATGGACTGAATATGTTTAGGGAAGTAAGTAAAATAGTAGATTTAAAGAAAAATCAAGATACCGAAATGGAACATCAGCTCATGAAAAAAGCTAAAATAATTGATTACGATAGTTTCCCCGTAAAATTTAGAAACGGATATCTGCTGGACGGAAAAGACATAATACAAAAAGATTTAGTGTTTACTCCATTTTTGTTAAATGTGGATTATGTACCAGAATCATATGATAAAAATGTGGATGATTTCCTGAATTTTTTAACCTGCAACAGGAAAGACTTAAGAAATCTAGTGGAAGAATTACTTGGACATATCTTAATGACCTCGTCATTCCCCCATAAGGCTTTCTTTTTAGTTGCAAACAGCGGGAGTAACGGGAAAAGTACATTCCTAACAATGCTCAGTAATTTTGCAGGGGAACTCTCGACCCCCTTGGCACTGGAAGAACTCAATCAGCCCGTGAATTTGTTTACCCTGCAGGGTAAACTTGTTAACCTGGGTGATGACATCGATGCGAAATATCTTGAGAGCAGCAGACTTTTTAAAACACTTGTAGCCGGAAATGAAATAATGGTAAAGGCGCTCTATAAAATGCCCACAAAGCTTAGAAATACTGCAACGCTGATATTCACAAGTAACGATATGCCTTACTTTAAGGACAAGTCAGGAGGTATTGCAAGGAGAATAGCCATTATTCCATGCGATAATGTAGTCAAGGAAATAGATATACATATTGATAAAAAATTAAGCACGGATAATGCGAAGTCATATTTGCTTAATCTAGCGTTACGGGGAATGAACAGGATAATTGAAAACGGAGGAAAATTGAGCAACAGTGAAACTGTAGATAAAACAGTAAATACATATTTAACTGAAAATGACAGCTTCTTATCATTTATGGATAGTGTCGAATACAATATTGACGGAAATATGTTCAGCCTTGTATATAGTAAATATGTCGATCATTGTGAAGAATATGGATTCCAGTCCATTTCTAAAAATAAAATAGGTAGAAGACTCAGAGATATGGGATATGATGTAGTTGCAAAAAAAAATAAAAATATAACAAGTAAAATTATTGTAAAAAAAGCCTTATAATATTAGTATTCACTGGCGGTAACGGTTTAATATTAAATTAATGTTTTTGAAAGCCAGTAAAATTAATGTGGTAACGGATTTGAGAAAAAAATCAGTTACTGCAAAAAATCCGTTACTACCAGTAAATATAATATATATAATATAAAGTAACTGATTTTTTTCTTTTAAAAAAATAAAATAAAAAAGAAGAAAAAAAGGAGAGAATATAGAGAATATAAAAATATATAAAAAAGAGAAAGTCGAAAAAATCGGTTACTTCAGTTACTCGGCTATAACCATTGAAAAATAAGGCTTTAGATAGGTAACGGATTTTTTTAAATCCGTTACCCTTAAAAAATCGGTTACCTTAAAAAATAAATTAAAAATAATAAGAAATATAGAAAATATAAGGAAGTGAAAAATAAGGAGGATAGAAAAAGAATGAAAATAGTGTTAATAAATTTACTGAAGAAAAAGATAAACATCTGTACTGAGTCAAAAAAGAAATATGAACTAAGAGACCCAAGATATTATATATTAAGTGGAAAAATAGAAGCATATAACGAAATACTGGGATTGATGGAGGATAAATAAGAATGGAAGCATTAAAGAAATTTGATATCAAAGAACTTTTGAAAATACAGGAGTTATTAGATAAAAAGTTTGATGAAAAATGGATTAAGAACATGAACGAAAGGACAAAGGGGGAATATTAATGGCGACGGCAAGAGCTATAGCGGAAGAAGTGGTTAAGATTTTAAAAGATGACAGGGATTTTAAAATTCAGAAAAATCTGACCCCTTTTCAGAAGACTGAAAAATTATTATATAACTTAAAATATCTAAAAGGGGCTATCAATGTAAAACGTAAACGGCTCTCAGGATTGCAAAATGATCCCGTCCTGCTTTCCAAAAAAGAAACAGGAGTAAATGTCCAAGAAAGTAAAAAATATTTATCAGAAGTGGAAAAATTGGAGAATTTGATAGAAAATCTTGAAAATGAAATCGGGAGGCTTGAAAATGTTGTTGAAATGACCGAAAAAGCCCTCAAAGAAATTGAAGATGATAAATATTATAAAATTATCGAATTAAAATATTTTGAGGAAATGACTTTTGAGTATATTTCTGAAAAATTGGAAATGGGAGAGAGAACGGCTAAAAGGCACAAAAATAGGCTTGTCAAGATGTTACAGATGATAATTTTTTCAGATAATGCGATAGCGGATATTCTGAATAATTAAAAAAAATTAATCAAATTGGCACTTTTGTGGCCTTGTAATAAAATGTCAATATGTTATAATGTGTTAGATTGGAAATTTAAGGTTTAAGGAAATCTGAGACATAACTTTGTCGAGGCGGGATCCATGGACCGTACGCCTGACTATCGGAGACAGTGTAAAAGCTGTCTCTTTTTTATTTTTGAGAAACGAGGTGAAACAAGTATGAAATTGACAGAAAAGCAGAAACGCTTTGCAGACCACTACATCGAAACGGGAAACGCAACAGAATCGGCAGTAAAAGCGGGATATAGTAAAAAGACAGCAGCAGTAATAGCAGCAGAAAACTTAATAAAACCTAATATAAAAAATTACATTGACCGTAAATTAAAGGCTCTGGAAGATGAGAGGACCGCATCTGCTAAAGAAATATTAGAAATGCTGACCGCTTCAATGCGAGGTGAGATAGATGAAGAGGTTATTGTCATTGAGGGCGACGGCGACGGAGTCAGCAGTGCAAGAGTTGTTAAAAAACAGATAGGACTTAAAGACAGAATTAAGGCGGCAGAACTTCTTGGTAAAAGATACAGGCTGTTTACGGATAAGATTGAAGTCGAAGGAGCTGTACCTGTCGTAATAGTTGGAGAGGATAATCTTGAAGATTAATAAAATCAGATTACCTGAAATTGTCGGAAGAGGCTATAAAGATTTTTGGAACTTCAAAGGCAGATACAAAGTCGTAAAAGGGTCAAGAGCGAGTAAAAAAAGCAAGACTATTGCTTTATGGATAATATACAGCATGATGAAATACAGAGGTGCAAATACTCTTGTCGTGCGTAAAGTGTACAGGACACTTAAGGACAGCTGTTACAGTGATTTAAGATGGGCGATAAACAGGTTGAATGTACTAGAATACTGGGAATTCAAGGAAAGCCCGCTTGAAATAACATATAAGCCTACCGGGCAAAAGATTTTATTTAGAGGGTTAAACTGAAAACAGCTCTCTTAAAACTCATCTAATTCATGGGAAACCGAAACGTAAAGACGTCGGCAATCATGAGCGAAGATAAATTGACAAAAATTATAAAAAGGTGTATAATGACCCTAGAAATGAATAAGGAGGGAAATTATATGTATATTGTTTATTTGTTTAAAGAAAAAGAAACTGATGAAGTAATTTATGTTGGAAGTACATCAAGACCTATTGTAAGGTTAAAAGAGCATAAACAACAATTATCGGGAATGAAACCTCAAAATGCCATTCACAGATATATGACAGAAAAAAAATTGAAATTATATGACGATGTGGAAGTTGTTTTTACGAAAGAGTGTAAAAATAAAGAAGAGCTGTTAAGATGGGAAGAAAAATATTACTATAAATATTTAAAAACGTTAAAAAACGACAGACCTGCGGAAAATAGAAACGGTGTGTATAATCCAAGACGCAGAAAAGTTAAATGCTTAAATGACGGTAATATTTTTAAAACGGTAACTGAGTGTGCGGCTTTTTATAAAAAAGGAAGAACAACAATAAGCAATGTGTTAATTAAAGAAAAACCATACACCTTAATAAATAATGAAAAATATTATTTTGAATATGTTAATTTATAACGTGCAACGACTATCGAAAGCAGAGAAAGACCTACCAATTTAGCAGGTCTTTTTTTAGTTAGTAGAGTAGGGCTTAAGCAAGCTCGAAACGGTGAGAACAAATAAAAGAATTTGTTAAGATATAGTCTGAACTTTATGGAAACATAAAGAGTATATATGGAAGCGATATATACGTAACAAAATGTGGATGATCCGCTTAAGATAACATCAATATCAGTATCAGAAGGAGTACTCTGCTGGTGCTGGTGCGAGGAGGCATATGAGATTAACAGGGAACAGGATTTCAACATGCTTGACGAAAGTATCAGGGGTATTGTTGAACCGCCTTTATTCAAACAGTTTATAATATCATTCAACCCCTGGAACGAACGGCACTGGCTTAAGAAGAGATTTTTCGATGTCGAGGATGAAAACATAATGGCCAAGACGACTAACTACATGTGCAATGAATGGCTTGATGACAGTGATAAAAAGATGTTCGAGGACATGAAGAAGAATAATCCTCGAAGATATCAGGTCGCAGGGCTTGGCGATTGGGGAATAGTTGAAGGGCTGGTATATGAGAACTGGGAAGAAAAGGAATTTGATTATACAGAAGTGGCAAAAATGCATGGAGTCAAATCAGCATTCGGACTTGACTTCGGGTACACGAACGATCCCACCGCTTTATTCTGTGGATTGATAGACATGTCGAACAGAACTATATACGTTTTTGATGAAATATATCAGAATGCCATGAAGAACAGGGAAATAGCGGAAGAAATAATCCGTAAAGGATATGGAAAGGAAAAAATAACTGCCGACAGTCAGGAGCCGAAGTCAATTGACGAGCTTTATGACTTAGGGCTTAAGGGAATAAGGAACTCAAGGAAAGGTAAGGACAGCATTAATAATGGAATCCAATACATCCAGGATTATAAAATCATAATACATCCGCGATGTATTAATTTTATCACTGAGATATCCAACTACATGTGGGACAAAGACAAGTTTGATAATACAGTTAATAAACCCGTGGATGATTTCAATCACTTGATGGATGCCATGAGATATGCACTGGAAGATTATACAAAAGGCCCTACATTTTCTTTTGATTAAGGAGCTGAAATGTTTGAATTTATAAAAAGATTTTTTAGGAGAAAAGATAAAATGGAAAAGGACAATATAAGTTTATCGGAAGTTGAGAGTATCATAATGTGGCACTTTTCAAGCGACAGTTATAGAATGATGCTTGACGGCAACAAATATTATGCAGGAGAACATGACATATTGAAAAGGAACAGAACTGCAATAGGTGATGACGGAAAGCTGATAATGGTTAACAATCTGCCAAACAATAAGATTGTAAATAACCAGTACAAAAAGCTTGTAAAACAGAAGGTGAATTACATTGCGTCAAAAACACCGAGTATAAGCACTGACAACGAGAAATATAATGAGCTACTTAATAATCTATTTGATAAAGGATTCCTCAAAACAATTAAAAGAATAGCCACTGATGTGTATAACAACGGCATCGGCTGGCTATTTTTATATGTTAACGATGAAGGAAATTTGAAATTTAAGAGGCTGAACTCTGTCGAGGTCATCCCTATTTGGACTGACAACGACCATACAGAACTTAAATATGCAATCAGAAAATATACCAACCAGGTATACAGAAACGGAAAATATGAAAAGGAAACACATATAGAGCTTTACAAGGACTCAGGAGTTGAATATTACACACTGAACGATAATAAGCTTAATCTGGTTGAAAAAAAAGCATACCTGACAGTTGACGGTACACCGTACAACTGGCAGAGAATACCGCTCATAAGTTTCAGGGCAGACGAACTGGAGCAGCCTCTGCTTAATAGGGTAAAATCACTACAGGACGGGCTTAACATGCTTATGAGTGACTTTATGAATAATATGCAGGAGGACAGCAGGAACACAATACTTGTTATAAAAAATTACGACGGAGAGAATTTAGGTGAGTTCAGAAGGAATCTGGCAACATACGGGGCAGTAAAGATCAGGGAAGAAGGAGAAGTGTCAAGCTTACAGGTTGAAGTGAATGCAGGGAACTATGATGCGATAGTTAAACTTTTGAAACAGACAATAATTGAAAATGGAGCAGGATTTGATAGCAAGGCTGACACACTAGGAAACAATCCAAACCAGTTGAATATACGTTCGATGTATTCCGAAATTGATTTGGAGGCAAATGATTTTGAGACTGAATTTCAAGCAAGTTTTGAAGACCTGCTATGGTTTGTGGCTAATCATTTGAAGAATACAGGAAAAGGAGACTTTTTAAATGAAAAAGTTGAAGTTGTACTTAACAGGGATATTTTGGTTAACGAAAGCCAGGCAATATTGGATATCAAAAATTCAGTTGGAATAATATCTGAGGAAACGATACTTGCCCAGCATCCATGGGTAACAGATGTGCAGGCAGAACAGGAAAAACTGAAAAAAGAACGTAGTGAGAAAATAGAAGACTATGGAGGATTCGGAGAGCACAAACACTCTGATGATATAGATGAGTAAAAATAATTATTGGCAGGACAGATTTATCGAGGAAGAGGAAAGGCTTAATAAAATAGCAGGAGACGAATTTCGGAGACAGCAGCTTGAATATGAAAGGGCTATCGCAAGAATAAACAAGGATATCGAAGTGTGGTACAACAGAATCGCTAAAAACAACGACGTGTCACTGGCTGAGGCTAAAAAGTTGCTGAACGACAAAGAACTTAAGGAGTTCAAATGGACGCTTGACGAATACATCAAGCATGGGGAAGAAAACGGAATCAAGAAGGACTGGAGCAGACAACTTGAAAATGCAAGTGCAAGGGTACACATAGAACGGCTTGAGGCTATGAAGTTGCAAGTAAGAGGGGAAATAGAAAAGCTTTATAATGGCCGTGAAAGCGGATTTGAAAGCTATCTTAAAAATCTTTATAAAGATCAGTACAACCGTACGGCTTTTCAGATAGCAAAAGGTACAGGGGTAGCAACTAACATATACAGTTTAAACGATAAGTTAGTAAATACGGTTATTAAAAAGCCATGGGCTCCCGACGGGAAAACTTTTTCAGACAGGATCTGGGAAGATAAGGACAAGCTTATAAATACCCTTCACACTGAAATGACGCAGGCATTTATCCGAGGCGACAATCTTGAAAAACTGGCGGACAAAATCGCTGAGAAAATGAAAGTGTCAAAAGCCAATGCATCAAGGCTGGTGTACACAGAAAGTGCAGCTTACTCAAGTAGGGCAAGGCTTAAAAGTTATCAGGATTTAGGTGTAGAAAAGTATGAAATAGTGGCCACACTGGATAACAGGACATCTGACATATGTCAGGATATGGACGGCAAAGTATTTGACTTAAAGGATTATGAAGTTGGGGTCACAGCAAATCCGTTCCACGTCAGATGCCGAACTACTACAGCACCGTATTTTGATGATGACGAGGGAGAACGTGCTGCAAGGAATGAAACTACGGGTAAAACCGAATATGTCCCAGCAAATATGAAATACGAGGACTGGAAAGAAAAACATATCGTTGAAGAAAATGCTAAAACAGGGTATAATATTAAAGAAAAACTGAATACAGAACAGATAAAAGTGCTTGATAACATTTTAGATAAGGCTCCTGAGGAGTTTAAAAAAGCGTGGGATGTGTATAAAGATGACTTCAAAATAATTGATTTTGTCGAAAATTTAAAAGATAGTTATCCTCACTACAATGATGAGCTTCAAGGGATGTATATAACTAAAAAGGATTTAATGGGAAATAAGACATGGTTAAAACCGTTTGAGATGTTTTTTCATGAAGCAGGTCATCAGTTAGACCACTTAATTAACCTGAAAAAATTGAAAGGTTTTGAGGGTTATTATATAAGTGATATTTGGAGAAGTATCAAATATAAAAATTTCACATTAGGAAGTATGCTTGAAGCGGAATACAGCGATTATATCAATTTGATAAAAGACGGCAAGAATTTAAGTAATTCAGAAGTATTCAAAATTATAAAAGATAAATATAAAAATAGAAGTGCCAATTCAATTAAGGAGCTATCAGATTTGTTTTCAGGATTATCAAAAGGCGGTTTCAGTTTAGGTTTCGGACACAGAAAGGAATATTGGGAAGATATCCCTGTTTCAAAGGAAGCTTTTGCTGAATTTACGAGTTCTTTAGCTACTAATCCTGAAAGCTTAGAATTATTGAAAGAGGTTTTTCCGAAATCCTATGAAATTTATCTTGAAATGCTTGAATACGGAGCGTTGGAATAGGAGGATTTAAGATGTTTCATAAAACGTTTGATTTAAACGGTTTAGAAAAAGAAATACGCGAATACAGGGAAAAGATAGATGATATAGAGCCATTTATTCCTGAAAATTGGCTACCTGAAAATTTTAAAAAGGAAAATTTGAGAGAAATATTTATTAAAGCGGTTAGAAGCAATAAGAAATTTGAGGAGTTCATGCCTGATGAATTTAAAAGGCATTTAAGAATCTATCTTGAGGGGATAGATAAAGGATTGGTTTACTAAAATCCTGAAAACATTTAAAAGATAATTGAGAGCAGTTTAACGACTGCTCTTTTTTATTTATAGTCGTCTTTTTAGTATTTGCAGACGATAAAGAACAAATCACAAAAAAATAATTCGTCGACAGACGTAAAAATGGAGGGAATTATGAAAAAGGAAGAGTTACTAAAATTAGGACTTACAGAGGAACAGGCTGAAAAGGTATTATCTGCTAATACGGAACAGCTGAAGGAGTTTGTGCCTTACGCAAGGTTTAAAGAGCTTATTGATGATAAGAACGAACTGAAAAAACAGGTTTCAGAAAGAGACAAGCAGCTTGAGAATCTAAAGAACATTAACGGCGATATGGAAGCCCTTAAAACTACTATAACGCAGTTACAGGCGGACAATAAGGCGGCGACGGAAAAATACAATGCAGAGCTTGCGGATTTAAAGCTTAATAATGCCGTGGATACTGCTTTATTAGGTGCCAATGCTGTGAATGTTAAAGCCGTGAAAGCGTTGCTTGATATGGACAAGATTAAGCTTGATGGAGAAGTCCTGCTGGGTATTAATGAACAGCTTGAAACTTTAAAAGGTGCTGATGACAGTAAAATGCTATTTAAGGGAGCAGATGTCAAAAACGGATTTTCAGGGGTTAAGCCGGGAGAGGGCAACACTGGCGATAGTGGATCAAAACCGAAAACATTAGCAGAAAGTATAGCTGCAGCGTTATCGGGTAATAATCAGAATGAATAAAAAATAATAGGAGGTGGCTTATATGCCAATAACATTAGCGGAAGCTAAAAAGAATGTACAGGATGACTTACAAATGGGAGTAATTGATGAATTTGCAAAGTCGAATTTTATATTAAACAATATACTGTTTGACAACGTGGTATCGCCTACAGGCGGCGGAACTACAATGACATACGGATATACAAGATTAAAAACACAACCTACTGCGGACTTCAGGGAAGTAAATCACGAGTACACAGCTCAGGAAGTATCTAAGGAAAGGTTTAATGTAGACCTCAAAATATTCGGCGGAGCGTTTGAAATTGACAGGGTAATAGCAGATATGGGAGGAATAATATCTGAAGTACAGCTTCAAATGTCTCAGAAAATAAAAGCTGCGTCTGCACTGTTTAACGATACGGTAATAAACGGGGACAGCGCAGTAAACAGTAAAGCCTTTGATGGACTGGATAAGGCAATAACTGGAAGCACGACTGAATATATTCCAACTGCGGCGATAGACTTGTCAGATTCTGCGGCAATAGACTCGAACTGGAGAGTATTCTTAGATCAGCTGGATGAATTCCTGATGGGACTTGACGGGACACCAACAATGATAGCGGGAAATGTGAAGCTGATAGCTAAAATAAAGGCTATTGCAAGAAGAGCCGGGCAGTATCAGATAACTCAAAACGGTTTCGGGCAACAGATTGAAAGCTATGCAGGAGTACCTTTGATTGATTTAGGTGCAAAGGCGGGAACTAACGATCCTGTATCTGCAATAAACGGACAAGGGGAAACTTCACTTTATGCTGTAAGATTTGGTATGGATGGTTTCCACGCCGTTGCTCCCGCAGGAAACGCCCTGATTAAAACTTGGCTCCCTGATTTTAAAACAGCGGGAGCGGTTAAAAAAGGAGAAGTCGAAATGCTTGCAGCGGTTGCATTAAAAGCTACTAAAGCGGCGGGAGCATTCAGAAAAATCAAGGTGAAATAGGAGGAACTAATGGCTATAATAAATACACCGAATAAAGAGTTTACTGGCATAAGCGCCAGTGTAACTTTTATTAATGGTACTGGAAAAACGGACAATCCATATCTGGTTGAATGGTTTAGGGAGCATGGATACGAGATAGTGGAAGACGAGGAAACAGCAGATGAAACTGCTGAAAAATCTAAAAAACCTAAAAAGTAGGTGTAAGATATGGAATACGTTGAAAACATCACTGAAGATGTTAAAAAATCACTGAAGTCGGTAGGCTACGATGTAGTAGATGCCGACTTATTTTTATTAAATCAGAGTATTGAAAAAGTCAAGGCGTATATTAAGAACAAGACTAATCAGAATAAGGTTCCTGAGGGTCTTAAATACGTGTGGATTGACAGAAGTGTAGGCGAGTTCTTATTCTTTAAGAAATCTCTCAATCAGCTTAACATCCCTAATCTCAATTTTGGACGTATAGTGAAAGAAATAGGAGAGGGAGATACTAAGGTCGTCTTTGAAAATACAAAGACTACAGGCGATAAATTTGAAGTCTACATCGAATATTTGTTAACTAAAGGAGAAAGTGAATTACTAAGATACAGGAGAATAGTATGGTAAGTGATATATTAAGAGAGGCAAGAGAAGCTATCCAGTCCATGTGGGACGGCAGATGTAATATATACAGCTATCAAGAAACGGTTGATGAATTCGGAGCGACGGAAGTTAAACCAAATGTATTGCTTTTTAAGGATTTACCTTGTCGTTTAAGTTTTAAGAACATAAGTCAGACAAGTCAGGGCGAAACATTCGCAGGAACATCTCAAGTTGTAAAACTATTTATCGCCCCTGAGTTATACGTTCCTCCCGGATGTGTATTTGAAGTTACACAAAACGGAGTTACAAGGAAGTACAAACACAGCGGAGTATCGGCAGTTTACACTAATCATCAGGAGATTATACTCGATATTTACAAGGAGCGTGCTTGATATGGCTTCCAGTAAAGTAAAAGTAGATTTTAACGAAATTAAAAGAGTAGCTGAGGCATTAAAATCGGCAAACACTCGACTGTTCATTACTAAGATTACAGATGAAATAGCTTTAAGATTGCTAAGAAAGGCAATAAAAAGAACTCCTGTCGAAGAAGGAACTTTACGAAGAAACTGGAATATAGCATCGGTAGAAGAAGCGGGAAATGGCTATGAAGTTACTGTTTTCAACCCTATGGAATATGCATCTTACGTTGAATTTGGGCATAGGCAGGAACCCGGCAGATATGTTCCAGCTATCGGGAAGAGGCTTAAAAAATCTTGGGTACAAGGGCAGTTTTTTCTTACAAAATCCGAAATTGAACTTGAAAGGGAGCTGCCTAAAATAATTGAAAAAAAGCTTGAAATATGGCTTAAGGAGGTAATGGGAAGTGGTAAATAATATTGTTGATGGTGTCGTGTCAATACTATTTAAAAAATATGGCATTACGGTATATAAAAACAAAATTTCACAAAACTTCAGAGAGCCTTGCTTTTTCGTTAAGGTGCTAACACATAGCGAGGATAGGCTGATTGGAAAGAGATACAAGGCTGATACCGCGATTTTAATTCAGTACATAGATGATGAGAACACTCCCGACACAAGAAGATTGTATACTGTGCTGCAGGATTTAGATACTCTGACTGAAGTAATTGAACTTAAGAATTATGGGCAGTTAAGAAGTTATAAGAGAAAAGGCGAAGTAACAGACGGGAATATTCAATATCAGGCCTATTTCAGTTACTTCGCATATAAATATAACGAAACAGAGAAAATGGAAGAATTGCAACTTAAAGGAGGTATTAAAAATTAATGGCTAAAAAGAATAATGTTGCTGATGAAAATAAATTTACAAAAGAGCAGTTATACAGCTCTAAAAAATACGAAATGAAAAAAGATATAATAGCGATAGTGCTGAAAGATAATGAGCTTTATACGACTGACGAGGCGGATAAGGCGATAAAGGAATTTTTAGATAAGGAGGTTGAATAATGGCTTATGGAGGAGGAACATGGTTAGTTCAAAATAAAGTGTTGCCTGGATCATACATCAACTTTGTCAGTCTTGCAAGGGCGATTGTGAGTTTAGCAGATAGAGGATATGCAGCTATGCCTCTTGAACTTGATTGGGGCGTAGATGGTGAAGTATTTACTGTTGAAAACTCAGATTTTCAGAAAGATAGTCTGAAAATTTTCGGATACAGTTATGACCATGAAAAAATGAAAGGTTTAAGGGATTTGTTCAGCAACGCAAAGACATTATACGCATATAAACTGAACGAGGGGGCAAAAGCGTCAAATGAATTCGCAACAGCTAAATATGCGGGAAAAAGAGGGAATGATATAAAAATATCCATATCCGCGAATGTTGACGATCCGTCAAAATGGGACGTTGATACGATGCTGGATAACAAAAGGATTGACTCTCAGACCGTATCAGCGGTTACAGATTTGAAAAATAATGATTTTGTGGACTTCAAATCTGGGGCTTCTCTTTCTTCAACATCTGCAACGCCACTTACTGGAGGAACTAACGGAACAGCAGTAGCAGGGGCAGAATATCAAAAATTTTTAGATAAAATCGAAACGTATTATTTCAATACGTTAGGATGTTTATCTACTGATACGACAATTAAAAAACTGTTTATTCAGTTCACTAAACGTATGAGAAACGAAGTTGGAGCTAAATTTCAGACGGTTCTGTATAGAGCTGAATTCGCAGATTTCGAGGGGGTTATATCAGTTCAAAATAAAGCTCTCGGGAATGATCAGGATTCATCTGCGGTATACTGGGTAACCGGAGCAGAAGCGGGCTGCGAAGTGAATAAGTCAGTAACGAATAAAACATATGAGGGTGATTTTAAACTTGAGTTTGCAGAGAATCAGACGGGTCTCGCTAACGGAATTAAGGCAGGGAAATTCTTATTCCACAGGGCCGAAAATCAGGTTAAGGTTCTGACGGACATCAATACGTTTACATCAATAGAACCTGAAAAGAATGATGACTTCAGTTCTAATCAGACGATAAGGGTACTTGATCAGATAGCAGTCGATATCGCGAGACTGTTTAACAAATCTTTTGTCGGAAAAGTTGCAAACGATGCCCAAGGACGTACTTCGCTGTGGGATAATATAGTGGATCATCATAAGGAGCTTCAGAAGATAAGGGCAATTGAAAACTTTGACTCAAAAGATGTCGCAGTTGAAAAAGGGAAGAATAAAAAATCAGTAATCGTAACAGACAAAGTTACGCCTGTCAATGCGATGGAACAGTTATATATGACTGTCATCGTTGCTTAAAGGGGTTAAGATACCCCTCTTTTTAATTTTTTAAATAAGGAGGAAAAATATGGCAACAGCAACTATGAATGCAGGGGACGCTATAACAGGGAGTCTTGGAAACTGCTATGTAACAATAGAGGGCAGAAGATTTTTATTTCTACAGCTAATAAGCATTGAAGCAAAAGCCGAGAAAAATAAAACCGAAGTTCCGATTATGGGGAAAACCGGAAAGGGGAACAAGGCGACTGGCTGGAAAGGGACAGGAACGGCTAAATATCATTACGGAATAAATAAATTTAGGGAACTTATGTCGAGATATGCTAAAACAGGAGAAGACGTATATTTCGATATACAGGTAATGAATGACGATCCTACTACTAAAGTCGGAAGACAGATAGTAGTCCTTAAAGGATGTAATTTTAACGGTATGACAATAGCTAAACTTGATGCGGATGCAGAGTATTTGGAAGATGAACTCGAATTTACATTTGAAGACTTTGAATATGCCGAAACATTCAGGAACTTAGCGGGTATGGAATAAAATTTTAGCAGGTGTGATGCCTGCTTTTTTTTTATATTATGAAAGGCGGTAAAAAATAATGGCAGATAGACTAAAAAGCTTCTTTAAGCAGAATGCAAAACCAATAGAAAATGAAAAAGTTGTAGTATCGGAGAGATTTACGGATGAAAACGGAAAACCGATTGAATGGGAAATAAAAGCTATTTCTAATGAACAGGACGACAAATTAAGGGAAGACTGTACTAAACAGGAAAAAATAAAAAAAGGAGTGTACGTTCCTAAACTTGACTATAGTGCGTATCTGAAAAGGCTGCTCGTGTCCTGCGTGGTATTTCCTGAACTGGATGACGCAGAACTACAGGACAGCTATGGAGTAATGGGTGAGGAGGCGTTACTTTCCGCTATGTTGCTTCCGGGGGAGTATAGCAATCTGGCAGAAGAGGTGCAGGCAATATGTGGATTTGATAAAGACATACTTGAAGAAAAGGTAGATGAGGCAAAAAACTCATTGAGGAGGACGGATTAGCTAACTATGCGTATTACGCTCTCCACAAATTACATATTATTCCAAGCAAATTTGCAAATATGAGCTTGGAAGATAAGGCTTTTATTATCGCAAGTATAAGAATGAAAATAAAAAATGATAAGGAAGCCGCTAAAAAATCTAAAAAGTAAGGAGGTGCGCTAATTGGCGTCAATATCATCAAGCATAAGAATGATGGATAGATTAACAGGCCCTGTAATTGCTATGGCTAATGCTATGGGGCATTTAGTATCTGTAATGGAAGCGGCGGATAATAAAAAAATTGACCCGAAAGGGCTTAGCGAACTTAAAAACAATGTCGCAAAAGCAAATTCTGAAATGCGGATACTTCAGGAAGAACTGATGAAAGCGGGTGGTAAAACGGAGCAGAATGATGCAAAACAAAAACAGTGGAACCGAAGTATTTCACAAAGTAAGAATAATATGTCTGGGATAATAGGAAAATTAAAACAGGCATTAGGCCTATATGCATTAATTAGCGGAGCTAAAAAGTTGATGAGCTTATCTGATGAAGTAGTAACGATAGACGCAAGACTTAATCTTATTACCGATAACGCTACTCAGAAAAACAACTTGAAAAACGCTATTTATCAGTCCGCACAGGACGCAAGGGTTCCACTTAACGATTTTGCCAACAGTGTTGTTAAACTCGGACAGCTTGCAGGCAGAAGTTTTGCTAACAACGGAGAAATAGTCAAATTTAACAATCTGATGGCTAAATCGTTTAAATTAAGTGGTTCATCTGCACAGGAAACTGCCGCGGCGATGTATCAGCTTAATCAGGCAATGGCCTCGGGACGGTTACAGGGCGATGAATTTAGAAGTATAAGGGAAAACGCCCCAATGCTCGCACAAGGAATAGCTAAAGCCATGGGCGTAGGAATAGAGTCGCTTAAAAAATTAGGTGCTGAGGGCAAAATAACTGCTGATGTGATTAGAAAGGCTGTATTCGGAATGGAAAACGATATAAACAGCAGTTTTAAACAGTTGCCAATGACATGGCGGGATGTATGGACAAACATGTTAAATTTTGTAATAAGAACATTAAATCCATTGCTAAATATGATAAACAGAATAGCAAACAATCAGAAATTTCAAGCTATAGCTACAGGTGTAGCTAATACATTTGAGATAGTTGCAGGAGTTATGGAGCAGTTCTTTAATAAAGCTTTAAGCCTTGCGGGTTGGCTGTATGACAAATGGGATGCTTTAAAATATCCAATCGGGATTATTATCGGTTTAGTTGCCTTTTACACAGTTGTACAGAATTTAGCCAATGTTGCAATAGGGATATATCAGTTCGCGGTAGGGCTTAAAGCCGCTGCCGAAACAGCTGCGTCTGGAGCTACTTTTATGGCTACTGCCGCCCAACATGGTTTTAATATGGCGGTATATGCGTTTCCGGGTACGTGGATTGTTGCCGCAGTCTTGGCAGTCACAGCAGTTTTAGCTGCAATTGGTATTGCTGCCGTAGCGGCAGCGATTGCGTTTATAAAGATGAAAACTAATACTTTGACTGTAACGGGAACTATTGCAGGGTCGTTTATGTGGATGAGAGCTGTACTGTTTAATGTTTTTGTTGACATAATAAATGGCTCCGTTCGACTAGTAAATAAAATTATAGGCGGAATAAATAAACTTAATGCGGGAGTCGCTAAAGGCTTAACAGATTTTGCAAATTACTTTATAGATGCCTTTAACTGGATAATGAGAGAAGCCGATAAATTTATGAACGGGCTTTTAAAGGGGATGAGTGCTTTTGCCCCTATGCTAAAAGCTGTAGGGCTTAATCTTCCTACGTCTACGGGCGGAGCGATACATCTAAACAGGGAAATCTGACAGCAAAGCAGATACCGATTATAAATGGCGGTAATAACGAACTGCTTAAAAAGAAAGACCCTAAATATGAGTTCGAGGCTGCGGCTGCATGGGGGAACAGGACAGAACGGAATGCTATAGACAAGCTGAAAGGGGTAAAAGATAAATTTGATAATCTCTTTGACCCCGATAATTTAGGCGGCGGTAAAGATTACGACCCTGCTGCGGGTAAAAATACGGAAAACAATACAGGAAAAACTGCTAAGAACACAGGAAAAATGGCGGATAAACTGGATGATACTGAAGAAGATATGAAATATTTAAGAGAACTGGCAGAGCAGGAACACATTAATCAATTTACAACAGCTGAAATTAAAGTCGATATGAACAATAACAATACAATTGAAAAAGACGCAGATATTAACGATATAGTGAGAAAACTCAAGGAACAGATTGAAGAGGAAATGGCGAGAACTGCGGAAAGGAAGTTTAACTGATGTATGATATTTACATTGACAGAATGCTTATCCCTGTTAATCCCGACAGGGTAACAATTTCAATGAAGAATAAAAATGAAACGGTATCCCTGATAAATGCTTCTGAACTGAATATCCTGAAGTCCGAGGGGCTTAGGGAAATATCCTTTAAAATAGTACTCCCTGCATATAAGTATCCGTTTATTAATACTTTACAAGGCTTTAACAAGCCAAAACATTATCTTGATAAGTTGCAAAGATTAAAGGATAACAGAAAACCATTTCAGTTCATAATAGCCCGTAAATACCCAAATAACAAGGGATATTTTAATACTAACATTAAAGTATCCCTCGAAGAGTTTAATTATTCTGACGACGTATCGGAATTCATGGATATTCCTGTAGAAATTAAACTGAAAGAATTTAAGGATCCCCGAAAGTCGGAACTTAAAATGATGGATGATAAAATTTCAGGATATCTGACAATGCCCCGCCCCGTTACTAAAGTGATTGACCGCTTCATATCGACCGGACCAGGGGAAACGCTCTGGGGCGTATGCAGAAGCCAGCTGGGCGGACTTGAGAAAATGGCAGATGTAATGAAGTGGAACGGACTTAAGAGATTAACTGACTTTATTCCAGGACAGAATTTGAGGTTAAAAGAATGAATATACTAAACAGCTTTTTATCACATTTGCAGGGAGAGTTTAATCTTGAAAAGGATATAGAACTGACGGTAACGCTTGAAAACGGTACTCCTCTAATGCCCCTTATTACCTCCATTACTTGGTCTACTGAAAGAAAAGGAAGCTGCGGGGTACTTGAGTTCGAAGTGTTAAAGGAGAAAATAGAATTTACCGAGGGAAATACCGTATCTGTAAAATACAAAGGTACGCCGTTCTTTTTAGGGTATATTTTTAAAAGAAGCAGGTCGAAAACTGGGAAAATAAAGGTAACGGCATATGACCAGCTCCGATACCTCAAAAATAAAAATACATACGTATTTAAAAATAAAACCGCTTCTGAAATAATAAAGCTGCTTGCAGCGGATTTTAATTTGCAAATAGGGGAAATTGAGGATACAGGGTATAAAATTGTCAAAAGGAGAGAAGATAACAAGACTCTTTTCGATATGATTTTATATGCCTTATCCGAAACTCTCTATTATACTAAGAAGCAGTTTATTTTATACGACGATTACGGGAAACTGACTCTTAAGGAAGATGAAAAGCTAAGAATATTTGATCTGATATTAGACGATAAAAGCGCTGAAAATTATAAATACGGTACAAGTATTGACAGTAATACGTATAATCAGATTAAACTCTCAAGAATAAATAAAGAAAAAAAAGTAAGAGAGATATTCATGGTAAAGGATCCATTTAACATCAAGTCGTGGGGAGTTTTGCAGTATTTTGAAAGTATCGATGAGAAAGTAACTGACGCAAAGGCAAAAGAAAAAGTCGAGAGCTTGCTGAAGCTCTACAATCACAAGAGGCGAACATTTTCAATGACTAAAATATTCGGAGACATAAGAGTAAGAGGCGGATCCAGTATAGTTGTCAATCTTGATGTTGGGGATATTATTGTCCAGAATTTCATGATCGTAGATAAAGTTAAACATACATTCAGTCATCAGGAACATTACATGGATATCGACTTCATTGGTCAAATGGGCAAAAAGGAGGTAAAAAATGAGCAATATAGTGGAACTGCTACAACAAATATCGAGTCGGACAGTTGAAGCGGGCGATCCGTTCGAGCATAGAAAGGGGACAGTTGAGAGTATAGACCCTCTCACGATAAAGATAGACCAGTACACTATTTTAGAAGAGGATGAGCTAATCCTGACGCACCTTGTACGAAACCATGACGTAGATATTTCCGTGTCCCACGAAACCGAAGATTTCGAGCTTATAGAGGGTGTTGCAACTGACATTAAGAAGCATAAGCATGAGTATAAGGGCAAAAAGAAAATAACACTGCACTACGGATTAAAAGTAGGAGAAGATGTTGTTTTACTAAAAGTACAGGGCGGACAGACATATATAGTTCTTGACAGATATACTGATCCGATAACGGAAGGAGAGTGGATGTAGTGATACCTCAGAACGACGGGCTTACCCCCGATATTCAGATTATTGAAAGACCGACTAATACTTATGCTATGAACTTATCTGACGATGATATTACTGACTTTGTAGACAATTTAAAAGCTATGGAGCAGGCAGTATATAAGATTATACGGACTGAAAGATACAGATATAAAATATATTCATGGAATTATGGGATTGAGTTAGAGGATTTATTTGGGATGCCTGTAAGTTACTGTATTCCTGAAATTGAAAGACGGATAAAGGAAGCACTGCTTCAAGATACTCGGGTAATCGAGGTAATTAATTTTGATTTCGACACTCCAAGAAAAGGAGTTGTATTTACGAGATTTGAAGTAGTTACAATATTCGGAAACATAGATGCGGATAAGGAGGTGCAGATTGGATAATGTTCGAGGCGAAGAAATATGAAGAAATAATGGAAAGAATGCTTGCAAGGGTACCGAATAATTTAGATAAAAGAGAAGGCTCTATTATATGGGACGCACTCGCTCCTGCAGCAATGGAACTGGAGAGTATGTATTTCGCTCTTCAGATATTCATTCAGGAAACATTCGGAGATACGGCAAGCAGGCCTAATCTGATTAGGAGAGCATCTGAAAGAGGGATTATACCTTACAAGGCGAGTAGGGCGACTCTAAAGGGCGTTTTTGATATAGAAATAACTCTTGGGAGCCGTTTTAATTTAGATGAGCTGAATTATACAGCCGTAAAATTTATACAGCATAACATCGCAACAAATCTCTATGAATACGAGCTTCAATGCGAAACAGCTGGAAAAATAGGAAACGGGAAAACAGGAAAACTGATCCCGATTGACTATATATCAGGATTAGGAAAAGCGGAAATAACGGAGCTGCTAATTCCGGGACAGGATGAAGAGGAAACAGAAAAGCTAAGACAGCGATATTTCGATAGCTTTAATATGAAAGCTTATGGCGGTAACATTTCTGACTATAAGCTGAAAGTACACGAGATAGAGGGAGTAGGAGCCGTTAAGGTTACTCCGATCTGGAACGGCGGGGGCACGGTCCTGCTGACCATTCTTGACAGTGACTTTAATCAAGCGAGTACAACTCTGATTAAGAAAGTACAGGACGCTATAGACCCGACAAACGACGCAAGAGGGCTGGGGGTTGCCCCGATAGGGCATATAGTAACCGTCAGGGCTACTGATAATGTAGTTATCAATATCCATACAAGCATTACGTTTGAGCCTAATTTCGACTGGGTAAGGGTAAAGCTGAAAGTCGAAGAAGTCATAAAAAACTATTTACTCGAACTGCGGAAAACTTGGGCATTAAAAAATGAACTGGTAAGTAATAATTTAGTTGTCAGAGTATCAAGGATTGAAGCTAAAATACTTGATATTAACGGTATTCTGGACATACAGAACACAACAATTAACGGAAGCTCTAACAATCTGCAACTGACAGAGTATCAAATTCCTGTGTGGGGAGGAATAACAGTATGATGATTTTAGAAAATATTAACGTCAACCTGCTGTCGTACCTTCCTCAGTTTATGCAGGAGTATAGGGAGATTAGACGAATAATGGAAAGCGAAGAACCTGAGCTGAGATTATTATGGGAAATACTTAAGAAAGTATTTAATAATCAGTTCATACAATACTGCGACGAAGACGGGATAAGCAAATTTGAGGAAATGCTGGGGCTTCACAGGTACGAAAATGATACACTGGAAATTAGAATTTTTAGAGTATTAACATATTGGAATGACCAAATCCCTTATACTTGGCGTGTACTTGTGAACAGAATGGACCAGTTGTGCGGTGACGGAAACTACGAACTGAGGGCCAATTTCAATGTGTATGAACTTGGAATCACTACTAAGTTTGATGATGCGAAAAAATACGATGAACTGAACAACATGCTTAAGACAATACTGCCTGCAAACTTAGGATTTAACAGTATCAATATACTTACACCGAAAGTTGTTAATACGCTGTATGTTTCTGTTGGAGCCGTGACCAACATAAACACATTAATTGAGATAGGAGGATAGAAATGGCAAGTATAAAAAGAACAGGAATAACTGACAAGGGAAAAGATTTGATAACTAGAGAAATTGCAGGAATAACAGAGCTGACATTTACGAAGATATCTGCATCAAGCAATAAACTGCTCGATACAGTAAACCTTGAAACACTTATTAATGTTGATGGAGTAAAACAGACGGCGAATGTCAGTAAAGTTGAGAAAATAGGAACATCGCAGATTAAAGTGACAGCCACGTTCAACAACTCAGGACTTATGAGTGGGTACAGTATGGAAACTTTGGGAATCTATGCAAAGGATACAGCAGGAACAGAAGTTCTTTTTGCGGTTACCGTTGCAGGTACTGCTGACTTCATGCCTGCAACAAACGGAATTAATTTGAGTACAGTAACAGTGGAATTTATATTTAATTTAAGCAATACTGATAATATTTCTTTGTCTATTGATACTTCCGCACTTGTGACCGTAGGGATGTTCAATTCTTTTAAGTCAGAAGTTAATAAAGATTATGTAAAATATACCGACTTTGCTGAAGAAAACAAGGCGGGGATAATAACGTATGCAAAAATTAAAGAGATAGCACCAAAACCAGATTTAAGTCCGTATATCCCATTTTCAAAAGGGTACAAAAATAATAGCAATAGTGATTTTGTTATAAGAGCAAATGGAAACGAGGCATGGATGCCTTTCCATGCACATATGTATAATAAC